TGGTCAATCACATCACTGTTCTGCGTGGTGTACTCCTGGACGCCTCCAAGGGCGCTAATGTGAACAAAAGTGGCCTGGAAGGGGCGGACGCCGTTACCTTGTATATCCCGGTCAATGTTGATGCTGTGGATGGTTTAACAGGCAGAAAGAAGCGGTATGTCGGACCAAGAGAATTTTGGAATGCAGACGACAAAACCGGCCTGTGGACGCTCTCTGTAAGCCGCGACTGCTTTTTCGTCAAAGGGGAGGCCGTACACCCAGATTGGACAGTACAGGCCATTGAAGCCGCATATGACAGCGTGTATGACGTGACCAAGGTGGACTTTAAGGACTACGGCGGGGATATGAGCCATTGGGAAGTCGGGGGCAACTGAGATGCTTAAATTCATGGTGTATACAGATGGCATTGATTCACTCTCCCAAAGACTGGCCGATGCCTCCGACAAGGCGGCGCACATTGTCGCTCTTCAAGCGAAAAAGGACACCTCCCCGTTTGTCCCGGCTTTGACAGGCTCCCTTGACCAGCGGACGAAGGTTGAAGGGTCAAAAATCATCTATCCCGGCCCTTACGCCAGGTATCTGTACTACGGAAAGGTCATGGTAGACAGCAAAACAGGAAAAGGCCCCATGCGAATTGTTGCACAGGATGGAACAGAAGTGATCCGATTCCGAAAAGGTGCAACATTGAAACCAACCAGCAGACCGCTTAATTATACCAAGTCCCATCATCCTAAAGCACAGTCGCACTGGTTCGAAGCCAGCAAGGCGGCGAACCTACAAAAATGGCTCAGAGTGGCAGGAAAGGCGGTTAACGATGGAATCTAAGAATAAACCGAGGATATCCGTTCCTGCTTCTGAACGGAGCGACATCGACAGAAAGGTGCTAGCGTGGCTCAACGAATACCCAGACCTGCCTGTAAAAGTCATTGAAATGCAGCCCATGCTTCCGATCAATCAGGTCGGAATGGCGGTGGCTGCGAGTACAAACGCATTTTATAGCAAGCGGTACATTCTCGGCGGTTACAGAGCGGAGTATTCATTTCAGATTTTTTACCGCATCAGGCCGGGTGATAGCATGAACGCCCGGTTGGAGGCGCTAGAAACCCTCAACACAATCGGAGATTGGTGCAGGGAGAACAAGCCAAACCTTGGTGATGCAATCCGGGTTTTGAATGTTTCACCTGTGTCCTCCGCAGAATTGCTTGCCCCTTACGAGGGCGGCGATGAGGACTATTTTATCGAAATCAGACTGACCTACGAGGTCGGCGTTTGAAAGGAGAAACAACATCATGGCAGATTTGACTTTTAACACCACACCCGGCCAGACTGTGGGCCGTGAAATGTTGATTGCTTACTTAAATACGGAAGAGGACTCTGGTACCCCTAAGTGGGCGGCAATCGGAAAGCGAGTAGAAGATAGTTCGTCTGAGTATGACTGGCAAACAGAGACAAAGGTTGACATCTTCGGGAATACCTACACCAACGGAAAGAAGCCCACAATCACCCAAACCTTTGACCCGTGCGAATTAGATGCGGATGACGCGGCACAAAAGAAAATCTGGAATCTTGCCATTAAAGACCAGAATGTAAATGCTCTGATGAATCAAGACATGCTCATCGTCCATCTATATGCAGGTACGGCTAATACAGCTGTGTTTGCAGAGAGGTATGCATCTTGCTCTATTCTTCCCTCTGGGCTTGGCGGAGAGGGCGGCGGCACGATTGGTATGCCGCTTGAAGTGACTTATGGTGGGACTCGTACTGTAGGAACAGCCTCCGTTAGTGGCGGGACAGTGACATTTACGCCTAGTGATGAAGAGGTCTAAGACATGAAAGAAATTAATTTTGATTCAGGTCTCACTATATATTCTCTAAACGGTAAGTGCGAGGTGTCTTTTAACCCGACTGACAGCAACTTTGTGGAACGGCTTTATTCCTCTTTTGAGGACTTGGACAAGAAGCAGGAGAGTTACAAGGCACAGATTGAGAAGATGGCGGATAAGAGGCAAATCTTCGAATTTGCCAAAGAGCGGGATGCAGAGATGCGTGACATCATTGATAGTGTATTTGAAGCTCCCGTGAGCGAGGCGGTGTTCGGCGGCATGAACGTCTACGCAATCGCTAATGGCCTCCCCGTGTGGTGTAATCTGATGATGGCGATCATGGATGAAATCGACACCACATTCTCAAGAGAGCAAAAGCTTACTAATCCAAGAATCAGTAAATATACAGCAAAATACCAAAAGTATCAGAAGAAGTAATCAAAGGAGTACGTCATGAGATATGGGCTGCCTAAAAGCGTGGAGATTGACGGGCAAGAGCTTGCTATTCGCTATGATTACCGCGTTATCCTTGATGTTTTCGAGGCCATGAATGACCCAGATTCCAGCGAGGAAGACCGCGCCCTTGACGTGCTCCAAATCTTCTATGTAGATTTTGATGAGCTGACCGACTATGACGCGGCCATGAAAGAGGTGTTCCGATTCATCAACGGCGGCGAGGAGCCACGGGAGCAGAAAGGCCCTCACCTTGTGGACTGGCCTATGGATTTTCCCCGCATCATTGCCCCGGTCAACCGTGTGTTGGGCTATGAGACCCGCGCTGTGGACTACGACATCGAAACCAACACGGGCGGCATCCACTGGTGGACAATCCTAGCGGCCTATGCGGAAATAGGGGACTGCCTATTTGCCCAGATCGTCCGCATCAGAGACAAGAAGGCCAAGGGCAAGCCGCTGGACAAATCAGACCGGGAGTTCTACCGCAAGAACCGTGACATCATCGACATCAAGCAGAAATACAGCGAGGCGGAGAATGACCTCGTTAACCTCTGGACGGGCGCAAAATGAAACCGCCCCCGGAGGAGCGGCTATGACTATCGTATCGTACATTTTGTCAACTGAACTTGAGCAAGAGGGATTCCATCGCACTCACCAGCGATGGTGATGTAGTCTCCATCCTTTAGCTGTGCAATCAAATCCGTTTGGTCTCCATCCTTCGGGAAGAAGCACTGGATAGGATAAAGGCCATAACCGTCATTTGTTTCGAGCGAAATGCACGGTGCTTTTGTCAAAACATCCTGCCCGATGTTTTGAATTGTGCCAGTCACGGCCAACACTTTATCCTTATACAGCGCATCGGCATTCACTGTATTCTCCTTGTATGCCGCCCACAAGCTGGTGGCTGAGATGGTGATCTCCTCCGGTTGGGTGCTCTCCACTGGATTAGCAGACGGTTGCGTGGGGGTTGTGGTTGATTGGCCTAAACTGGGGCCATCGTTTGACGGACTATCAGAGCGGCCCCCAAAAGTAAGAGATACAGCGGCGAGCACAGCAACGACAATCACGACCGAAAATGTAATATTTCCCTTAATTCGTCTGCTTCTTTTTCTTGGGGCATTTTTGCTGTCGAAAGAGACAGTTTCTGGTGTGTTTGTTGCATATTCGCGCTCAACCACAATATGAGAGCCAGATATTATCGTATTTACAACCCTTGCCTTATCTTCCGGCGACAAGAGAATCGAAGCAGAGCAGTCTATCTTTCGGCCCCTTTGAAACGAAATGGTATGCGGCCCGTCTTGTGCGTATGCAGAAATGGTTGTCCCATTTCGCAATGTCCCGACAACCTTACCGTCTAAAAGAACAGTAAAATCAGCCGCACAGCCCCACATGCACTTCTCCCTGGTGATAATGATTTCTTTATATCCATCCACATAAATCTCTCCCTTCAAGGTGGTGTTTTATATGTCTGCTGACGGTTCTATCGTCATTGAGACCAATATTGATGATAAAAACGCTCAGAAAGAACTTAATCGCCTTAATAGGCAGATCAAATCTTTGGAAGAACAGCTTGCCGCAAAAAAACAGGGCAGGATTCCGCTTGAAAACAGCCTTAACTCAGTCAACACAAAGCTGGAAGAGGCTAGAAAACGACTTGCAACACTGCAGGATGAACAGAGTGTCATCAATATTTCAATGCAGCCTGGTGTGTCAGCGGATGACTTTATGCGATCATACGCCGATAAACCCATAGTTGACGCTGCGCTGAAACAGCAACAGGCTGAGGTCAATGCAATTGAAAAAGAATGGAAACAGGCCAACAATGCTCTATCAACCTATGATTCAAAAGTTTCCAGTTTGGAAAGAAAACTAAACCGGACGAAGGAAGAAGCAGGAAGCATCCAGCAGAACATGGCAAGAGCTGGCCCTGCTTCCGAAAAAATGGCAAAATCCGTTGATCGTGCGCAGAAAAGTGCGGCCAAATTTTCCATGCGTCTACGTGAAGTTATCAGAAGTGCACTTGTTTTCACGATTATCACACAGGCTCTTGCAAAGTTCCGGGAGTGGATGAGCAAGGTAATTAAGACGAATGACGAAGCAAGGGCTTCCATCGCAAGACTAAAAGGCGCTCTTTTGACATTGGCCCAGCCGTTTGTTGACGTGATTATACCAGCCTTTGCTAAGTTTGTCGATATACTGGCTCAGATTATTTCCATGGCGGCACGGTTTACTGCGGCCCTTTTTGGGACTACCGCAGACAAGGCGGCGGATTCCGCTGAAAGCCTATATGAGGAAACAAAAGCTATTGAGGGAACTGGAAAGGCGGCAGAGGAAGCGGAAAAATCTATGGCTTCTTTCGATGAAATCAATCAGCTTTCAGGAGGAAACAAAAAAGTTTCTGATCAAGATCAGGAAATTATTCCAGATTTTTCCACAATCAATCAAAACAGTGGATGGTTACAGAAAGTCATGGAAAGCGTATCTGCGTGGGTCCCGATTGCATTAATGCTTGGAGGAATTGCGCTTATCGCAATTGGCGCCTCAATGGGAAGTTTGATTCTTGTTATTGCTGGCTTGCTCTTGCTTGGAACCGGGATTGCATTTGCCGGAGAAAACGAGCAACTCCAGTCATGGGTCGATGCGCTTGGACTTAACAGTGTGCAGGAATTTGTCGTTATTGCTGTCATTCTTGGCGGGATTGCCATGGTTGCAATCGGAGCAGCTACAGCGAATATACTACTTGTAATAGCTGGTCTTGTTTTAATTGGTGTGGCTGTTGCGTATGCGGCGCAGAGTGGTATGATGCAAGACTGGGCAGAAACCCTCGGACTTTCGAGAGCAGCTCAGTTTATAACTGCAGCACTGCTAATTGCAGGATTTGCGCTCGTCTGTATCGGTGCGGGCCTCGGTAATATTCTGATGGTGATATCCGGAATCGCTTTATTTGCAACTGGAATTTATGTAGGAATCGAAAGCAGCACGCTGAAATCATGGGCGGAGACGCTTGGGCTTGATTCGGCGTTTGAGTATGTCGCAGCCGCCATTCAAATTGCCGGATTTGCGCTGATTTGCATTGGAGCGGCGATGGGTAACATCTTTATGGTTGTCGCAGGCGGAGTTTTACTTGCTGCAGGTATCACGGCAGAGCTAATTGGGGAGCAAACATTGATGGCGTGGTGGGAGAAGTTAAAATTAACGACTGTTGTCCAATGGATATCTGTTGTCATACTTTTAGCCGGAATTGTAATGATAGCTGTTGCAGCGGCTACGGCAAATATTCCATTGTTAATTGCTGGTGCAATTATTCTTGGACTTGGAATCGTTGCCTCAGTAAATGATGGACACTTGCAGGATTGGGTTGAAACGTTGGGGCTTGAAAAAGTCATGGGGTACGTGACTGCGGCTGTCATGCTCGTTGGCATCGGACTTGTTGCAATAGGTCTTATGACAATGAATCTAACGATGTTTCTTGGTGGTATTGCATTGCTTGTTGCCGGATTGGTCATCGGCAATGAAAGCGGAACATTCCAAAGCTGGGTTGAAACTTTGCACCTTGAAGAAGTGGCTGGATGGGTATCGACAGCACTCTTACTTGCCGGCATCGCTCTTGTTGCAATCGGCGCGATGACGCTGAACCCCGTTATGCTGTTGGCCGGAATCGCCTTACTTGGCGGCGGAGCCGTTCTTAAATTAGGGAGCAGTGGAGCAACAAACGGAATGCCTTCCGGAGGAAGGATGAGCCGAATGGCTCCTCCCCGCCTTGCCATCGAGGATGTCCCTGCGCTGGCCCGAGGCGCGGTCATCCCGCCCAATAAGGAGTTCCTCGCCGTGCTGGGCGACCAAAAGAGCGGTACGAACATCGAGGCACCCACATCGGAGATCGAGGCGGCGGTCATGCGCGGCATCCAGCGTAGCGGGATGAGCGGAGGGAGCGGAGACCATACCGTTATCCTTCAAATTGGAGAGCGGGAGATGGGGCGAGTGATGTACAGGCTAAACAACCAGCAGACGCAGAGAATTGGTGTGCGTCTTTCGGAGGGATAAATGAACTACATCAAACTGAATGGCGTGGAATTTGATGCTGATGTCGCAATTTCCGCTTACAACAGAAATTTTAATGTGCTGGATGGCCCCAACGCAGGGCGAGTTTTGACCGGGAGAATGATCCGGGATGTAATCGGGACATATCTTGGACATAAGATTACTGTATTTAGGCGTGGGGATGATTACGCCGGCTTGGATGAGTTCTGGGAATAT